GTAGCACCAACATTCTAATCTAAAAAGTATTCTCAGTAGGGTTAGGTTCGCTTAACCTTACTGGGATACCCAGGAAAATATCCTAGGGTGGCAGATGGATTTGGTGCTCGCCCCGTTTATCAGATTCATCTGCCTTTACCTTAAGAGAGAAGTTATGAAAAGAATTAAAAAGATTTTTAGAATTAAAAAAGAAACAGCAACTGCAACTCCAAAGATGGAGAAAGCAATGTTGCCTAAGATGGAGAAGAGGAGCAAATGAGTAGACCTTTACTTAGTACTAGCAATCAACCTGCGTATGTCTATACGACCTTGGCAGATGTGAGAAACAGCCTGCAAATTGAGGATAGCCTTGATGATAATGACATTCAAGCAGCCATTCTTTCTGCAAGTCGTATGATTGATGACTACTGCCAAAGAGGTTTTTATCAAGAAGGAACTCTTGCTGCTCCAGTAGTTAAATACTATACACCTGTAAGTCCGTGGTATTTAGAGATAGATGACCTTATTCAACCTACAGAGATAGCATCAAGAGCAAATCAGTCTGGNCCATTTTCAACAATATGGAATTTAGANACAGATATTATGTATGAGCCTATTAATAATCCAGAAATAGGAAGACCTGTAACTAGACTATTAGCAGTTAGAACATATGTATGGCCTTACTTCTTTCCTCAGACAGTTAAGATAACTGGAGTTTGGGGTTACTCCTCAATTCCTTACGAAGTAGAATTAGCCTGTAAGATTCAGGCAGCAAGATTATTTGTTAGAAAGCAATCTCCGTTTGGTATTGCAGGCTCTGTAGAATTAGGAACAGTTCGTCTTAATTCTCGCCTTGATCCAGATGTTGAGATGTTGCTAAAGACATTCCGTAGAAACTTTGGTCTTGCATACTAATGATTAATATTAATGGCGTAAGAGACGCACTCAAAGCCAACCTACAGACAATAACAAACTTGAGAGTCTATGACTTGATTCCAGATGTTGTTGTTCCACCATGTGCTGTAGTTGGACAATTAGATTTCACATTTGATGTTGACAACCAAAGAGGCTTAGACCAAGCATCTGTTGATGTTTATGTGATTGTTCAAAGAATATCAGAAAGAACAGGACAAGACAAACTTGATTTATTTTTGGCTGGAAGTGGTAGTGGTTCAATCAAAACTGCTTTAGAGTCAGATAGAACATTAGGTGGCCTTGTTGATACACTCAGAGTTATAAGTGCAGACAGTGGTACTTACACATCTGGTGAGCAATCTTTCTTATCATATCGCTATAACCTCACAATTTGGGGCTAAGGAGAATAATGGAATATACAGTAATCTCAAACACAAAAGTTTGCGGTAAGGTAAAAGATGAGAAACTTACCAAAGATGATATACTTAGTGCAGGTGGAAATGTTGAACATCTTCTTGCAGCAGGACATATCGCAGCCGCAAATGCAGCAAAGGTAGCACCAGCAGTAAGAGAAGTACCAGCACCACAGCAGGAAGAATATTTTCCTGTTTTTAACTCAGTAAATAACGAACAAGGAGAATAATAACATGGCAAGAATAGTATTAACGAATGTTGAAGTGACAATTGGGGCAGTAAACCTCTCAAATCACATCGCATCAGTAACGCTTGGAAGCACATATGATGTAATTGAGACCACTGCATTTGCAGGAGTCACAGGAGCATCAGGAAATGTTCCAGCAGCAGCAAAGACTCGCACAGCAGGACTTGTTGATAACTCAGTAACATTTGAGTTTCATCAGGATTTTGCAGCATCGCAAGTAGAAGCAACAATTTATCCACTATTGGGTACAGAAGCAGTAGTTACTGTACAACCAGAATTTGGAACAGCAACAACAGTAACAAATCCTCTATACACATTTACAGCAGTTGTTTCAGAATGGACACCTCTAAATGGTGCTGTAGGCGAACTAGCCACTGCATCAGTTACATGGCCAATCACTGGTCCTGTTGTAAAGACAACATCGTAATAGGATAACAAATGGCAAAAATAGTCTTAACAAATGTCAAGGTACAACTAGGTGCATCGTCTGCAACACTATATGATCTTAGTGATCATGTAACTTCAGTGCAATTGTCTACTGTCCATGACCTTTTTGAGACTACAGTAATGGGAGATGTTTCAAAAAGACAACTCGCAGGTCTTGCTCAAAATACAGTAAGTTTTGATTTTCAGCAGGATTTTGATACCAATGAAGTAGAATCAGTAATATATCCACTAGTAGGTACTGTGGCTTACTGTAAAGTAAAGCCAAATGCATCTGCTATTACAAGCACTCAAAATCCAATATACGAATTTGAAGTGGTTATCTCAGAATGGCAATCACTATCTGGAGGAGTTGGTGAACTATCAACTGCAAGAGTTTCGTGGCCCATTTATGGAGATATAACAAAAACAACAACCTAATTGAAAAGGGGCAAAAAATGGACGGACTATACATAAAGGTAAAAACAACAGATGGAACTGAAGGAACATATCCTTTGAGACCAAAAACAATTGTTGCATTTGAACAAAAGTTTAACAAGGGCTTTGCTAAACTACTTACAGAGGATCAGAAACTAGAGCATGTCTATTTCTTGGCACATGGTGCCTTGAGAGATGCAGGCGTAGTTGTAAAACCCTTTGGAGAGGCTTTTCTAGACACTCTAGAAGCAGTTGAGTTAGCAAGCGACCCAAATTCAGAATCCACAGAAACAGCCTAACCTATACGATAGCAATGATTTCTGTGGAGACTGGATTATCTCCAAATGATTTACTTGATGCTCCAGACGGAGTACTTGAGGCAATCACGATTTACCTTAAAGAACGAGCAAAGGAAGCGAACAGGCAATGAGTAAAGATGCGATAGTGTTAACTGGTTTAAAGGAAACACTAAAAGCATTGGGTGACTTTGATAAAGATGCAGTTAAAGAATTTACCAAGGTCATAAATAAAGAATTGTCTTCTGTTAAAAAGGAAGCACAAGGATTTGTTGAATCAACACCACCACTAAGTGGTTGGGCCACTCAGCCTGCTCGTAATCCTCGTTCTCGTGGTGGTGTAGGATGGCCTGCATGGGATCAAAGTGCAATTAAGCAGGGTATCTCAACCTCAAAGTCTGAGGGTAAAGTAAGAAAAGACTACACTACCAGCGCAGGAGCAATAAAGAATAAGTCTGCTCCAGGTGTTATTTATGAATTAGCAGGTAGAAAAACTAGAGGTAATGGTACCTTTATTAAGAATTTAGAAGGACAAGTAGGAAATGCTTCTCGCTTAATCTGGAAAGCAGTAGATAAAAATAAGACCAAGATTGAGCAAAATATTTACGATGCTTTAGAAAAAGCAAAAGCAACATTACAAAAAAACTTAGATAAGGAGACAATGTAACATGGCCACAGGTGCAGTAGTTGCCAGAATTCTGTCTCAGTACTCTGACAAAGGATCCAAACAGGCTCAAAAAGATATAGCAAAACTTGGTAAAAACATTGATGCTTTTGGTAGAAAAGCAACAAAAGCCTTTGCTGCAGCAGGTATAGCCTCTGTTGCCTTTGCTGGTAAACTTGCAATAGATGCAGTTCAAGGAGCAATGGCAGAACAAAAGCAGTTGGCTTTGTTAGCAACTGCTCTTCGTAACAGTGCTGGAGCAACAGATTCTGCAATTGCAGCCAACGAAGCCTATTTGGATAGTTTAGAACTACAGGTTGCAATTGATAATGATCAATTAATTCCTGCCCTACAGACATTAGTGGTTGGCACAGGAAACTTGGCAAAGTCTCAGCAACTACTTTCATTAGCCACAAATGTTGCAGCGTATTCAGGAAAAGACTTAGGTCTTGTTTCAGTAATACTTTCAAAAGCCTATAATGGAAATACTGATGCATTAAAAAAATTAAATATACCTCTTAGTAAGGCTGCTATTAAATCAAAAGATTTTGCAAAGATACAAAAAGAATTAACAGAAGAAACTAAGGGTGCTGCAGCAGCAGCAGCCAATACTTTTGCGGGAAGATTAGAAAGACTAAGACTAGAATTTGGACAATCAGCAGATAAGATTGGATATGCACTACTACCAGCATTAACAAATCTTGTTGGGAAAATATCAAAAGATGTCGTTCCTGCACTTCAAAAGTTTATTAGATTAAATGGCGACGATATGGTCAGAGCCTTTGATGCTTCAATAGTTGCCATTGAAAGAGCAGCAAGAGCAATGGTTAGTATTACTAAGTTTATAAAAGAATTTGAGTTTGCTCTTAAAATTCTTGGTGGAGCAGTTCTCACAGTAATGGGATATCTAAAACTATTAGCAGCAACAACGACAGTACTAGGTTTTCTTTCATTTTTAACTACTAGCGTAAAATTAGCCAAAGCAGAAATGATGTTAATTGGACCTGTTACTCAAACTGCAGGTGCAAACTTTGCCATCATGGGTGTAAATATTGCAAAATTAGGATCAGGGTTAAGAGGGTTTAAAAATGTTCCTGGCATAATTGGCAAAATAACATTTGCTATGGCAGCGTTAAATGTAGCCCTATTGCCCTCTGCAAAAATAATTTTAGCAATTACTATAGCAGTTGGTGCACTTTATGCAATTTATAAAGCAGTAGAATGGGTAGCCAAGAAGTTTGCTGCAACTGATAGAAGAAGGGCTGCAGATAAACAGTTACAAATAAAAGAAGAAATTGCTGCTGGTCAAAGACTTGCTGCTAGTTATGATAGCCTTGAAGTAGCAAAACAAAAAGCATTTGAGAAAAACAAATCACAGCAAGATGTGATTCTTTCTGGGTTTAAGCGTATTGAAGAGCAAGTTAAAGATGCTAATGCTTTAAACAAGAAGAATACTATAGATGCAGCAAGACAAGCAAGAGACGCTGCAGAAGAAGCAGCAGCCTATCAAAAGAAACTTCGCATCCAAGGAATGGAAAGAGCAGGAGCAGCAAAACTTGCACTCTTTAATAGAAAGATGCTTACAGATGAAAAGAAGATGCTTGTTACTCTGGGAGCGATTAAGAAGAACAATGCTAAGTTAGATAAGCAAGGAATTAAACTCACAGATCCTGATGAGATGACTGCTATCCAAATGGAAGCAATTTATCAGAACCTTCTAAAGGGTGGCAAAGTAATTCTTGCAGAAACAACTAAGGCACAAAAAGCATTAGATGATTTAAAGATAAAAGCAGCACAAGAATATAACCTTCTGCTAACTCGTCAACAGGATATCCTAAAAGCATTATCTGGTGACAACAAAGTTACAATTGAAGAAGTTGGCCTACTTGCAAAGCAATGGGGAATGGGTGCAGAGGCTGCACAGTTCTATGTAAATCAAGTTTTGGCAATTGGTAATGAGACGATAGACACTGACGAAATAGAAAGACTTGCTTTAATGTGGTACGGAAACACAGGAAAGTCTGCAAAAGAATCAGCAGAAAAGTATTTAAACTTTTTAAATGAAATAAATAAAGGCAACGGAACTATAAGTGCTGAAGGAATTAAGAAGTTAGCACTAAAGTGGTTTGGTAGCGATGGCGAAAGCGCAACAGAGGCAGCCAGAAAATATGAACAAGCAGTTCTTGCTTTAAAGGATAACAATCTTGGCAGAGATGAAGTTGCACTTCTTATGGATCTTTGGGGTGAAAGTGCAGATGCAGTAGCAGCGTACCTTCTTGAAACTAAGATTCCATTTACTGTTGCAGAAGATGCTAAGGTTATGTTTAGTCCGTCAATTATTGCATTAATAGCAGCAGGATGGAATGCAGCAAAGACTGCACTTGAAAATTATCTTAACGCTGCAAAGAATGCGTCAAAAATAGTTATTCCAGTTGCTCCAGTTATTCCAATTTTTCCTCCAGGTGGCACTCCAGGTGGAAAGCCATTCGTACCTAATCCTATACTTCCAGGATATGGTTCCAGCAAAGATGACAAAGACGCTAGAGATATAATTAAACCTGACTATAGTGGTGATGACGGAATTGCAAGACGAGCAGCAGCAGCAGGATTAGCAGCCAAGATTGCAGCAGAGAAAGCAGCAGCAGAGGCAGCAGCCAGAGCAGCGTCAAGTCAAGGAGATGCATTAGCAAAGTTTAAAGCAAAAGAAGCAGCAGATCTAGCAAAAGAAATAGCAGCCCAAGCAGCACAGGCTGCAGCACAAGCAAATGCCTTGGCAGGTTTTAGAGCAAAAGAAGCATTAGAGGCAGCAGAGGCCCAAGCGAATGTAGCAAGTGCAGCAGCAGATGCAATAGCAAGACAGGCATCAGCATTAGCAGCGTTTAAAGATAAAGAAGCAAGAGATTTAGCAGCAGCACAGGCTGCAGCAGATGCAATGGACTATGATGAAAGATTTAGACATATGGCAGCCCAAGGAGTTATGTCTTCAGCAGGAGATACA